GGGCGTATAAGAAAATGTTATCAGAACGAAAGAGAGAACGATAATGCCAAACGATAATGAGTCATCGCACACACCACAACGTCTCCCATACAAGTTGCCACCACCAGATCCACAACTCACGACCACACGCGATGATGGGAAGCTAGTGAACGTCACTTTTATGATTGGGGTTGCAGCGATTGCTTCTCTTGTCATGCTTGTAAAAATTATCGCGATGATACGGTGAGGTGAAGTGATGAGGACTATCATTTTTATGGCCATCGGTTGGTGCATTTCGCTCGCTCTTGCCATCCTCTGCATACTAGCGTTTCAACCAGCATTCGCAGGGCTGGATACATCAACATCGACGGATATCGGCGCGGTGATTGGGTTCTGTTTTGCGATAGTAGGGATGGTCGTTGGTGGGATAGTGGGCATCAGGACAGACATGCAGCAATAGCGATGAAAGAGGTGAAGCAATGATCGAACAAGAACTGATTGAACTGCTTGCTGAGAAAGAGCATGATGGCTGGGCGCGGTGGATGGCATATATCTTCTCGCATGGTAAACAGCCAGATGGACGTGTTGTTATCAGTGCAGATTATGCCGAGGCATTGCAACGCCAGATCGACACACCGTACCTGCAACTTACTGAGCAGGAGAAACAATATGATCGGGATGAGGTCGCACACATCCTGCCGATTATCAGGAAGTATGCGGGACGCGACCAAGGCAACGCGATAGTGAGTCTCACCAAACAAAGTCACGCTAGGCTTCTAGAGATCCTTGATCATGCGTTGCGCGATTTATTGCCGAACGATGTCGGCGAAGATGATGAGTACTGGACGATGTCTAGCGATGCGCCTCACGTCTTCCCCGAAGAGATCAGTGCCACGATTGAAACCATCAAGACGAACATGCAGCAATAGCGATGAAAGGGACCTTTCCGAAGGGTATGAAAAAAACGAGAAATAATCTGGGAGAAAAGAAAACGGCATGAACATCAGTAAAGCGTTAGGCAAAAGCAAGTTTAGAGTAGCCCAACATGTAGATCAGGAGTGTACGATATTTGTGGCTAACCCAGAGTTTGGTCACGTAAGTGTAGCCATCCTTGCTAATCAAGATTCTGTTATTGCCGTATCAGACAACCTTCGTGACATTACAGATGGGTTGAATCCTAGGCTTATTGAATCTGAGTGGGAACCATCTATGGGTGTTCCTCCTCATATAGCTCTTTTTGTAATGGAATTGGTGGCACCGACGATAGGATCACATTAGTCCAAGTGAATGTAATCGGTTGCGTTGTCATCTAGGTTCCCTTTCTTCAGGTGATATCGCTCGGTGGTACGCGGGTCCTTATGCCCCATCGCGTATTGCACCTTTTGAAGTGGGGCCTTCCCTTCTAAAGCCAACGTGGCAAATGTCGCCCGTAAATCATGCGGCGTTAACTCCAGCCCGATCGACTTCGCATGTTCGAGAAGGATATACGTTAACCCTCCATACATGTGAATGGGTGTATTCTTCCATTTTCCATTCTTGAGGATACCGACAAACATATAATCATCTGGGTCGATGTCGCCACGAGTGACAAGGTATTCTTGAATGGCGCGATGAAGGCTTGGTTGAAGTTTTACAGTACGTCGCTTGTCTCCCTTTCCATGCCTGATTGTGAGGATATAGTGTCCTCCGTCCATTCCCTGATCTTTCACCTTCAACTCGACGACCTCGGCGCGGCGAATGCCTGTTTTTATCAGTAAGGAGAGGAGTGCATAGTCGCGCTTGCCTTTCGGAGTTGATTGATCGATGGATTCGAGCATTTGGCGGCATTGCAGTTCTGTCAGCGCTGTTCGTGGTGACTCATCTTCTGTGGTAAATCCGCGCACTTCGTTAGCCGGATTCGTCTCTATCATGCCACGTAGTCGCGCTTCATTCAGAACGCGACGGGCAACAGTCAGCATTCGAGATGCGGTAGAGTTGGCGTAGGTATCATCTAAATGGACACGATAGGCGACCATATCGTCTCGCGTCAAGATAAGAATGTTTAGGTGATTATTTTGCATCCATTTTTCGAAGTGCTCCATATCGCGTATATAGAGTAGGCGTGACCCTTCAGAGAGTTGGCCAGCGACGCCACTTCGAATTTTTTCAGGAATATTATCCTTGATTTCTGCTAATTCCTGCCCCATGTTTTTATGCACTCCTAACCCAAAAATAGAAGTACTAAATTAGTCTTTTGTACTCTTATCTATGATACAATACAGTTAGTTCAGTTAGCAAGACTTGAGGAGAAAAATATGTCAAAAATACAGATCATTGGACAGGGCATCATACAGAGCATGCCAGACTTTTTTGGTCTTCATATCGTCGACTTTAGTAGACTAAATAATTATTGGCCTCACCTAGGTGAAGCAATTGATCATATAGCAGGATATGTAGTTAGGAACGTTGCATGGACAAAAGTACGCGTGAATATGCATGCTATTCCCAATCGTGATGACTGGCCAGGATGGAATCATGTTGGTACACATGAGGATGTGGGTCGCGCGTACTGGAATTGGTGGAACACCGTCAATACAGGACAGCGCAAGAATTCGTGAGCAAGATGGGCATTAGAGGGACTGGTGAGCAGCTGGAGATGCAACGGCACCTGACGGCAGAGTTATTGGGACTGTTTACGAGCGCGGGGGCGGCGCGTGCTGAAATGCCGCAAGCCGTGACGTGTCAGGAGTTGATTGCCTATCTGGAAGATGATTTTGAGCGAATTGCGAAGAGTAAGGGTGGTATTGGCCAGATGATACTCGACAAACGAGTGAAATTATTTAAGCTATCACCTAATCGGTTTGCATCGATATAGGGAGGATGGAAACAAGTCAGTAGTGCGCCAGGATGGCATAGGCTGTCACTGGCGCATCAGTGTTGGAGAGATAAGCAATGGACTATGAGCAGCCGCGTTGGCTCTATACAAGCCTGACAGGCATAACAGAAGATGGACGGCGCGTCAAACTTGGCAGCCTCACCTACAGGGAAGATATGTACTCGCAATTGCTGCGTGATGGGCTCATCGCATCCGCGCGGAAATTGCTCGAAGGGACACCATATGTGACTATCGAGCTGGTTGGTGATATCAATCTGACAATCCAGAGAGGACAAGCCAATGAGTGAACCAATTCCCGGCAATGAGTTGATACAACGACTCCATCGATTGAATGAGGCCATAGCCAGAGTAATCGCGGAGCATAACACAATGGACGATCCCAAGATAAAGGGCGTAGACATTGAGTATCACCTGGCAGAAACAGGCATGCATTTTACCTACGATATTGCACCGGCGCAATCGACAATCAACGACCAGGTGCAGGCCTCGCTCGACAGATCCGCAATCAGCGACGCGGTGATTATGCTCGCCCAGGCGCTGCGTCCAGATGAGCAGTACGATCCGGTGGATGACCCACGACCCGCAGCGGCTGTTATGCGCCTGGCGGATCTGTTGGGCAACGTCAGACCACGAGCCGCAGCGGAAGGCATACAACTGGCGCTGGCCAGCATAATCGAACGCGAGCCATAGCAATAGGCCAGGCTATGCTCGCCTGGTACTGATCTCCTAATTAGGGCCATAGGTCAGCAGATCCTTGCAAAGCGGTAATTAGTTGTTTATAGTGATCACTATGCAGTGATCATCTATGAGGAGTGATAGAGATGAGTGTTCGCGAGGTATATACGTCACCTGACGTGATGCGCCTGACAGGTATTACCAGAAGGCAATTAGCTGATTGGGTACGTCTTGGAGTTATTACACCCTCTATCGCACTTGGACTAGGAAAAGGGCATGGCCCAAATCGCAAAGATCATAAATGGTCACTCTCGGATATCATAGCGCTTCGAGCAATGATGAGGCTTCGCAACATGGGCATATTGCCCTCATCATTGAAGCGTGTCGCAGAATACTTGCGTAGACTCGACCCGCCTTGCACGTTTACAAACGTTTGGCTCGTGTCTGACGGCCGCGACGTGTTTCATGTTCGATCGGAAAATGACGCGGTTTCACTGACACTGAAGCCCGGACAGATGGTTTTTACCGCCTGGGTTATAGACTTAGGTGAGGTTGAGGCAGAAGTGCAGGAGCTACTTAAAGCCGCATAGATTGCAGTCGAGGTGTCTGTAAGTCAATCGTAGCAGGCATGAAAAAGCGATCGGAATTTAGCCCCCCGATCGCCACTCACGCCAGAAAATATTCAATTCGTGCCGCCTAGACAAAAGTGTAGCCTTCCCCAAGTCTTTCACTTTTTGTCCTGTGCGTGCTCTCCTCCATTTTTTATCTAGCAAGTGCTATTGGTAAAAAATGGTAAATCTGCTGTTTCAAGGATACCAGTGATTTCATACAATTGTCAATATTGTAGTTGTTATTGTTGTTATTGAGATACAGATAGGGACACGATGGGCGGCATTCTCAGAGAGAGAAAGGTGTCTAAGAATGCCAACTGATACAGAGTATCAATACAATTATACCCCCATGGGGTATCTCATGCAAACAACATACTCGGAGGTGCGAGCATGACGGCTATTACATTACAACCTGACGCGATACCTGTTGAAATGAAAGTGCGTCCACAATGGGTATGCTGGAAGCTCGAACCTAACAAAGATGGCAATCTAACAAAAATGCCATATAACCCTCGAACTGGAGGGGAAGCGCCTTGAAAACGATGGATCACGACGAATTTGAACGAGTGCTGACGACCTGGTTTGCGCAATTTGGTTTGCAGGAAGGAGAGGCCATCGCCGTCGATGGCAAAACCTTACGCGGCATTCATGGAGAGGAAGTTCCCGGAGTGCATTTGGTGGCGGCGTTTGCGCATCAAACACGTCTTGTTTTAACGCAAGCGGCCACCGTAGGGAAAGGCAACGAATTGAAGGGCGTGAAACAAGCCATTGCCGCGCTGCCAGCCCACCTGATTGCGGGGCATCTCATCACGGGGGATGCCGCTCGCGCAAAAGCAGATCGCATATTTTCCCAGAAGCGCGATACAGCCAAATCAGCATACTACGCATCAAATCAGGGTAAGGTTGCCTTTGCTCAATTCAATGAGGCAGTCCATAAAGCCGATGATGAGCGATACGACACATATGATGATATCGCTCTACGAGACGTGCTTCTTGAATTGGCATCTCTATTACGCAACTTCGCTTCGCAATCCAATCAACATATGACCGATGAGAACTATGAGCGATTCGTGTCCACCTTTGCGTCATTGAAAGAGGCAAATATCCCTCACAAGGATAATCCGTTAACTGGCGATATCGTGCATTTTTCGTATGATAAGCCAGGACATGATCGTATCATTCATGTGGCACAGGTATGGCTATTCATGGCGAGCGGCATACGTCGAAATGTTGACCAGTTGTTTGAGAACTTTCGTCAAGATCCAGGACACCCAACTTACTGTCCATCATTGTGGCTGGTAGATGCGACAGTTGAATCTTTGGGAGATCCGCTTGTGCTATAATTAGCACGTCCATCGGCAGGGGCGAAGCGACGTACGGCGCTGGGTGGACATAGCCCCACTTCGTGGCTGAGAGTCAGTAGGCTGGTACCAGCTTAAGACAAAGTAAATCTTCAGGTGACACTCCTGGCTCAGCCCATACCGCTAGATTGAAATAGCGCATCGCGCAAATAACTGCTGGCAGGTTCTCGGGTTGCGAACTACTCAGAGCGTCGGTAAGTTGGGGGAGAGGGCTATATGGTCCTCTCTCTTTTTGTACCAGACCATATATGGAGCGTGCCCGTGCTATAATAATGGCATAGTTGTCCAGCACGAGGCTTTATACAAACGAGGCATCCCATGTCTCCTGATCGTTCTCCATTCTGCCAACGGACATGCGTGCTTTATGCATCGACCATGACTGGTGCTTCCGTCAGGCAACTCCGTCAGCGGTTTGACATTTCACAAGAGTCACTGTCCGTATTTCTTGGATACAATCCACGGCATCTCTACCGTATCGAGCACTCTCAGCAGCGACTCTCCCCAAAGCTTCAGGATCGCATCCTGGCATATTTCGAGCCCATGTTCATTGAACAACAGGCACGTAATATGCGATATGTCCGGTTAATGTCCGCCTGATGTCCGACTCATGTCTGTTATTTCCTATCACCCCTCACGCTTCATTTCGTATGATACGTGTAGGGGTGATTTCGATGGGGTATAAACACCGGCAAGATCGCCGCAGATCAGTATCATCAGCAACGAGCGTCCTTGCTGCGACCATTGCGCCCCCTGTTCGTCGGAAGAAGACCATCCCATCATCGAAGCGCGACTCCCTGACTGGCGTCCCATTGCAGCGCAACACTCCATATATCGTCGTTCGCAACTATGCCAAGCCTCGTTTTGTGACGAATCATGGTGAGTTCGAGACGAAGCTCGATTGTATCCCGAACGACATCCATCGGTTACATGGCGATACTATCGAGAATAGATGCTCGCAGGATGGGCTAGGCGCACCACAGTGGACAAAGCAGTTCAAGCAGTACATTCGCGTCAACGAGTTGTTGCAATCACCAGCAGAGCGACGAGCAGAGCATCTGTACACGTTCTGGTGGGAACACGCCAATGCTGAGCAAGAACTGTATGCTCAGTTCCCTGCTGATGTGGTTGATGCGGTGTTGTTTGTGCGACGCGACGGCGGCGACTGGCATGACGCCGCCTGTCGCATAGGGAGAGATGACATACAGTATCTTGTGAAGCGTGAGCGGAAGATGGCAAAGTACATTCGTTCGCTGATGACTGATAGGTACGATGTCGTAGCGGCATCATAAAAACGCTACATCGACCGGGCGAGATCATCCCGATCAGAAACTGCACAGTTTGCTGAGATCCTGATTGCGGTGGTTCCCTATGCGTGAAATTGAGCAGTTTTTTGAACATCATCGCCCACATTGGCCACACCATAGGGGCCATCAAAATGAACCCAATCTCTTAAAGGAGATAGATATGTCGACACCAACACCAACATTCCCCGATGGGTGGACTCCCAGCACAGATGCAAGTGGTAACCCAACTGTTACCGCCCCTGATGGAAATCCCGCGGCAGGCGATGTCTACGCCGCCGTTGTCTCTGGGCTGCAAGCCGCGTCGGATCTCGCCACTGCTACTGCCAATCTTGCTGCTGCGCAAACTGAAAATACCGACCTGCAATCTCAGATCACCACACTGAAAGGCGATGTTGCCACGCTGCAGGCGGAGCTTGACGCAAAAAACGGGACCGGCCCGACGCAGGCCGATTTTGACGCGTTAAAACCACTGTCGAGACGCTTTCTGCTACTGTTGCGCAGAACACTACCGATATCGCTGCACTGCAAGCTACGATCTCTGCCCTGCCTGCTGATGTTACACCGCGCGTCACTGCACTTGAGCAAGATCTTGCGTCATTGCGAGCGCAACTCGGCGCTGAGACGACGATTGTGCTCAATGAGTTGGTGAAAGACATCCAGGCTGGCGAAACACCTGCGCCAGTAGAGACGCCAGCAGTGACCGATGGTGGTCAAGCACAATAGTTGTCGTGTTTCTGCTCTCCTCTTTTTAGCCGTCTGTCCGGTGAGATAGGCGGCATTGTTATTGGTGGTGATGCAATGTGCCTAGCAAGAAAGGACAGCGTAAGCGACGCCCACTTGACTGGAATGACGAGCGAATAACTAAGGCACTTGCCCTTGTATTTATTGGGCGACTTTCCTACGAAAAGATTGCACTAGATTGCACCATTCCCTTGCGCACATTAAAGGATTGGATAGCACATCCTGAGTTTCAATCCAAACTCCGAGAAAAGCGCGAAAAAATCCTGGATACATGCGACGACCTTAGAAAGGCTTACGCACGTAAAGAGCAACGGATTATCGCGTTATCTGAACTAGCAGAGTCAGCTAGATGTGAGTATGAAGAACATATTTGGATGAAGGAGAGACGACAGGTTGGCTATGATCGGGAAGAGGAAGCGCCCATCTACATCATCAAGGAAACCTACAATCGCGATGCCTATGATGCCTGCCGAGGAGCACTTGATGATATCGCCAAAGAGCTAGGACACAGAAAGCAAGTGGCAGACGTGACCACCCAAGTGAACGTAAGTTATGACGCGCCCCAACCCAATGACCCGATCACAGCGGCCCAAGCACGTGCCCTCATTCAGCGAGTGGGAATGGGCAGCAGCCCAGGCGACACCAGCGGGACTAGCGTGGCTATCGAGTAATCGTACCTATCAGATGCCCCCTCATGTGGCATTGCTTGACCAGCGGTTGTATGAACTCGCCACAGGGCGAATACGATATCTGCTGGTGAACCTTCCGCCACGGCACAGTAAAAGCGAGACATGCAGCAAGTATTTCCCTGCGTGGTGTGTGGCTCGACTTCACAAGCGCGTTATCCTGGCTAGCTACGAGGCTACATTCGCCTCGTCCTGGGGGCGTAAAGCGCGTGATATCGTCGAAGAGTGGGGCATGCCACTCTACGGAGTGAGTGTCTCACATGCCAGTAGTGCTGCCGATTGGTGGGAAATAGAAAATAGCCAAGGCGCCATGATGACGGCGGGTGTCGGCGGAGCAGTTACCGGAAAAGGCGCTGATATCCTCATCGTTGATGACCCCATTAAAAACGCTGAAGAGGCTCGATCAACGACCATTCGTGAGAAGATCTGGGATTGGTGGGGATCAACCTTCTACACCCGTGGCGAGCCTAACTGCGGCTACCTCGTTATTCAGACACGATGGAACGAAGATGATTTGACAGGGCGTCTTCTGGCGTTAGCCAAAGAAGACGGTATGGCATGGGAACATGTAAATCTGCCAGCGATCGCGGAGGAAGACGAGCATATCGAATTGGATGGTGGGCTGACCTATGATCGCAAGCGAGGTGAAGCGCTCTGGCCAGAACGGTACCCATTGCCTGTGCTCGCCGACAGAAAAAGCAAGCTCGGTTCCTACTGGTTTGCTGCCCTCTTTCAACAACGACCTGCACCTGAAGAGGGCGATAGGTTCAAACGTCAGTGGTTCCGGTATTGGTCCTATATCGCGAATGAGACAGTCTATCAGCTCGGTACCGATAAGAAAGTGCCAGTTGATGCATGCTGGACGTTTGGCACGATGGACTTGGCTGCAAGCGAGAAGTCCACAGCGGACTATACCGTGATTGGTATCTGGGCCGTTACCCCTGACAACGACCTCCTCTTGCTGGATATCATCCGCGCACAGGTATCCGCTGCTGAACATGATGCACTTATTGAGAGCGTCTTTGCTCAACACGCACTGTCGTTCCTGGGGATCGAGAGTGTACAGTATCAGCTTTCGCTCGTTCAGCGCATGACACGCAAAGGCTACCCCATCCGCAAGCTAAAAGCCGATCGCGACAAAGTATCCCGTTCGCTCGTCGCCTCCGCTCGCTACGAAATCGGCGCGATGTACCATAAGGCGAACGCGACATGGCTAGACACCTATGAGGATGAGCTTCTTCATTTCCCGAACGCCAAGCACGATGATCAGGTAGATGCGGCTGGCTATGCCGCCATTGCACTGATACCCGATAGCGACAATGAGCGCGCACCTATCCCCGTCACATTTCTTGCTGGAAAGCTGCACTAACCCATGACGCAAGGCGACGCAATACAACCACATACGCGCCGTCGGCGAAAAAGCGGATCGTCAGCATCCAAACCCGCTACAGCGAAGACGCCAAAAATCTCGCTCGATAATCCCGTGCTGCCCATCATCGATGCAGGCGTTGTTGCGCACCAGCGCCAGACGCTGCCAACCAATGCCAATATCCTTGGCTCATTTCCCTATGCGTTCCTTCCACGTCGTCAGTATCAGTCCGTTGACCTCAGCTCGATTAATGTCTCGACACTGAGCCCACAGCAACTCATCGACCTCCTCAGTGATTCCGACCCTGACGTGAGCTTGGCCTGGTGGAACTTCCTGCTGCTGTCTTGTGGCAACTGGCATGTCGATGTTCGCACGCCCGACGATCAGGAAGATCCCGATGGGCAGGACATCATGAATGATCTGCTTTCCGTGGTCAATGGCAAATGGGGCGGATTCGATAATTTGCTCCAACAATGGACTATGAGCATTTTACTCGAAGGCGCATGCTGTGGCGAGACCATTCCGACTGACAATTTCGACGGTGTGCATGATATCGTCCCGGTGACACCCTGGACCATCTATTTTCAGCGTGACGCTCGTCAGGACCTCATCATGTATCAGTGGCAGCCGATGATTGCCAACGGCATGGTGAATTCGTTCTATGAGCCGCCAACTATTAGTAGTATCGCCAATGCTTCGTATGGTGCCGCTGGGTTTCGTTTACTGAACATGCAAACGGTCTCCTATGTGCCATTCATGCCGATGGTCGACGATCCGTATGGACGTATGCCATTCGCGAGCATCTTCCAAGTCATCGTCTTTGATAACCAGTTACTACAGGACCTGCGACGATGGGCACATGTAAACGCCTGGGGACGTATGGATGTCTCTGTACTGCAAGAGTCTGTGCAGGCGCTGATGCCGCCAGCCGTGAAGGCGAACTTTCCGCAAGCGATCGCGTTCTTAAATGGGTATCTTGCTGATATCAGAAACGCCTATAACAACGTCGGACCGGATGACACATTCATCCACTATGACAATACAAAAGTCGGATCGGTTGACTCCTCTGGCAAGACGATGCAAATCGACCAGCTCATTAAAGCGATTGAGCGCAAGAAGTTCCGCGCGCTGCGTATGCTGCCAATCCTCATGGGCAGCAACGAGGGTACCACTGAGACACATGGTACCGTGCAATGGGACATCATGGCGCGCGGCATTCAGTCCATCCAGCAGTGCGTCTCGAAGCTCGCGAATACATTGCTCACTATTGGTTTGCAACTGTATGGCTCGACCTCGCATGCGCAGCTCGCCTTCGAGTTGCTTCGTAAAACGGACGAGATGGCCGATGCACAGACCGAAGCGCTCGCCATTAAGAACGCAGCAGAGAAACGAGATCAAGGCTGGATTACGCAAGATGAGGCGAGCATCGCAATTACTGGTAGCCCTGCCGTTGCAGAAGCGCCCAACCCGGACATGATGGTTGCTCAAAATATGCCCGTCGCTGGCGCACCATTGATAGCGCCACCAACTGCCGCACCTGCGAAAGATGCTGATAAGGCGAAAACTAAGTCTGACAAGAGCGAGGGCACGGAAGCGGATGCCGGTGATACTGATTCTGGTGACGATGGCGACGACGAGGATCGTGCGTTCATTCGCTCCGTATTCCAGGATGTACTTGCTGATATCGTGACGATGCGCGCCGATAGTAACGCGAATACTGGACACACAGGCGTCATGCTCGCGTTTATGTTGGCACCAGACGACGCCAAGCAGTTAGCGATTCCTGATGGTGAGCCAGCGGAAGACTTGCATGTGACGCTGGCGTTCCTCGGTGATAGCAGCGAACTGGGCGACGAGCAACTAGCAGCACTTAAATCTGATGTGAGCGAATTCACTAAGAGTGCACCGATTGTCACTGGCAAGATATCAGGCATTGGACGCTTCACCTCGGTGCCAGAAGGCGAGAAGACGCCGGTCTATGCGAGTGTCGATGCGCCACTCTTACCAGAGTTTCGTCAGGGCCTCGTTGAAGCTATCGCCGATTCCTGCCCAGCGAATACTGAGCACGGTTACACGCCTCATTGCACGCTCGCCTATATCGACGCTGATGAGCCGATGCCAGTTGAGAGCGTTCCTGCCCTTGACCTGACGTTTGACTCGCTCTGCCTCGCTATTGGCGATGAGAGAACATTCTATCCGCTCCATCTACCAGAAAGTACACCACCTGAGCCAACGGATCGCACATGGCGCGATGCACTGGCAGGGATGACGTATGATCGCGTATTGGCGAATGTGCGCGCAAAAGCTGAGGAAAAGGAAACCAAGAAGCCGACACGACAGGAGATTGCCGATAACCTCGCTGAGAAAATGGCAGCGCGCTTCCGAGCGACGAAGATCAAAGACCAGACGATTCGTAACATCATGACGTCGCTCACGAATCGTAATCGCCTGAGACACAATGCTCGCATCAAGCACGAACTGGCTACAGCCATTCGTGCGCTTATCGCCAAACGAGACGATCCATTAAAAGACCTAACGCCAGCGCAACGTGCCGCACTCAAAGCGGAAATTGCAGATATGCTCTCCGATGATATCCCCGACGAGGATGATGACCTAACGGATGATATCACCGACGCGCGTACCGATGCCTACAATACAGGCGGACAAGATGGGCTCGACAAGATCAACATCAACGGATTCGACTTTAATCTGACTAACGCTGCCAGGATAGCGGTCATTGCCACACTGGCAGTCAAGGCTTGTGGCTTTATCCAGAATACGACTCGTGACCAACTCGCTACGGCGATATTGAACGCGATGGAGGATGGCGGAGACGCCAATACCATTAAACTGACTGTTGATGTGCGCCTTATCGATATGGCTGATGCCCGATCTTTTGGCATTGGTCAATTCGAGACAGATCAAAGCTATTTCTTTGGCGTAAAAGATGTCTGGGCACTGAATGGCATCCCGGAGAAAGTCTGGGTAACCTCTGGTGACCCTGATCCACATGCTGGCGCGTCGGGTGCGACACCATGCCGGGATAACGCCTATGCGTCACCTATTCCCATTGACGATACGTTCCCATCTGGTGATGATATTCCGCCAGCACATTCGCGCTGTGTTTGCTCCGTCGAACCAAATGGGGAGCCATCGGAGTCGGCATTCGCGGATCCATGGCTAGGAGACTGATATGAGTGGACTAATTACACATTGTATTACTTGTGATCATGAGGGATGTGGCAAGAAGGAAGAATATAGCATCCCGTATGGTAATGTCATGCCAAATACAAGCTTTATTCAGCTTACTATTCATGGAATGACAAAATTCTTTTGTTCACATTCATGTTTAGAGGCGGCAATTCTTACTCCACATGAAGCGAACGATCTTGAGCATGTTAATCCTCGCTTTACTATTGCTAGTCGCCAAGGACATATCAGACTGGAATCAGACGGTGAACATGTCTGTATTATTCGGCGTACCTCAAGTGGGTCGAATAACAAGACGACCGGCTCACTCGTTGTTGATTTGCAAGAATTACGCGATGCACTCGGCTCATTAACCATTTAGCTTGACACGTTTGGCGCAAGGAGAACACCCCCTTGCTATAAAAGTTAGGAGAATTATACAAGATGGACCAGTTGACCCCCTACTGGGATGCCGCGAACAGCCGCTTCCTTGGTCCTGGAATGACAGTACAATCTGTCTCGGACTACACCATACTTGCCGCTTCGTTACCACCGAAGCATGGAGCAATGCGTGTTTTTCAGGCGGGTAACATGGCCGCTGCGACATTAGCAGCGGGGATCGTCACGCGTCCTGGGGTCATCAAAGCTGCTAAGGCTGCCGTTGTCACTGTTGCAACAGGTGACGACGCTGGAACAATCGATATTAAAGTTAATGGAACAAGTATTCTTACGAGTACTACTCCGCTGACCATTGATTCAAGTGTTCTGGCATACACCGCGACAGCATTCTCGCTGGATGCGACAAAGGTTAATGTAAAACCTGGTGACGTAGTAACGGTCGTGCTGACCGCAACACATGACACTGGTGCTCTGGCTATCAACACTGTCGTAAATATCGATGTTGACGAATTGCCGATGACTGGCGATACTATTCCACTGGGACACGCCGCGCACGCCGCAGCCGTCAACAGCGTCGGTGTCTCTGTTCCATCAAAGCCAACTGGCAACGATACGTATGCTATCGACATTCTCAAAAATGGCACGACTATCTTAAGTGCGCCAATCTCTATCACCAGCAGCGCCACGAACAAAACCATCATCGCTGGTTCGCTTTCGGGTAGTCCCACTGTTGTGGCGGGCGATTATCTGGAAGCAACAATCACGTATACGCATAGCTCGGGCGGTCCTGCTGTCGCTGGTATCGTCGCCGAAGTGAAACTGTTACAAACAGCGTAGGAGGCAGCAAAGTGCCAAGCGTTCCATTTTCTACCACGGGTACCGCGCCGGAATCGGAAACCTGGGATTGGTCGGCTGATACCTCTAATGCTGTCTTGGATGATGACAACTGGGCGCGGTACAAACAGGCGCATGCCTGGTATACGCCAGATGATGACCCCAAAAAAGCGGATTTTAAACTACCCCATCATAAGATGAGTGGTGGCGAATTAGTCGCTGTATGGCACGGGGTCAGTAATGCCGTCGCGCGCCTGAGTCAGGCAGATATACCAGACAGTGAGATGAAAAGCGTATTTGACCATCTCACGAAGCACTATGCACAGTGGGATAAAGATCCACCGGAGTGGGATCGCTTCTTGCAAATCGTGCATGTTCGTCGAAAGACACGTGCTCTATCCTTGCCGATGAATACGACGCGCGCTGTCATCCTGGCGAATCGTCCTAAAGGTGTGCCGCTCGCTGATGACCTACCCTATATCCACCAGCAGATGCGTACCCCCATCAATAACCCTGACCAGTTGTACGTGTTCCCGTCGGCGATTTCCGATCAGCAAGTGGATAGCTACTTTACGCGCATGACACCATTGACGCTATCCAATTACGCTGAGGGTGCGACACGCGGTGTGTCAGTCTGCGATAGTCACAATCACGAGCAGATGCCTATCGGGCGTAGCTTCCTGGGGCAGATTGCGAACAGTGCGGATGGTGGCCTTCAGACGCAATCCCTGGCCTATCTCATTCGTGGCATGCAACTCCCCGGCGGGATGCGCAGTGACGATTACATTCAGGCGCTCGAAGGCGGACTCTATCACGATGTCTCAGTCGGATTCGACCCATCGCACTACTGGTGCAACATCTGTGGCTGCGATATGCTGAGCGACTGGGATTGCTCACACTGGCCCGGCCAGATGTATGACCGCAAAGACGCTGATCCTATGCAGTGTGTTGCCGATGTTGACGCCACGCTCGTGGAGTATTCGCCGGTCTATAAGGCGAGTAACCCTGGCGCATACGTCCTGCCCAATGGCAGCAATGAGCCCGATGGTCGCGGCTATATGAACGTTATGGTGCTCAAAGCGCAGGCGGAGATGGAACGCGGGCGCGCAACGAATCGTGACCTGATGTTCGTTGAGGATCGATGCCGCGTGCGTCTGTTCCAACGATTCACCGGCTACTCTCCCAAATCTGTATCAACAGAAGGAGGCACGGCAAGAGCCATGCCAGTTACTAGACCATTGACGGGCGCGGAGTTCGTTGCCGGTGTGATTCGTCGAGCACAGGCACAGGCCACGCGTGCCGGAAAAGCGTTGTCTGGAGATAACCTCGAAAAGCTCCAGGCCATCCATACGCAGTTGTCTGTTGGCCACGGGTCTATCACTGATGCTGTCGCCGCGATGGCTGACTTCATTACCACGAATGGCGGCGTGACTGCTGATCCTGACAATGATGGTGATATCGACGTGGGGCCAGTCGGAACAACCGATGATCCCGATAACGATGGCATCACTGTTGGTGGCGACACCACGAGCGGACTCTACGGCGTTGGTGCAAGCACATCGGCGGATGGTACACAGCAACTTGCCGCTGGTGCGATGAATGACGGCACCAACGGAAGTGACACCAACAACACGACGAGCGGACTTTATGGTGGTGCGCCGGGAACGGTCGAAGGCGGACGGTCTGCGAAGACACAGTCACGCCTCACGCCAGCGGAACGCGATGCGCTGAACTTCGCCGCACGTATGCGAGATGAAGCGATAGCGCAAGCGTTGAAATCGGGGGCACGCGCGCTGGGCCAATCGTTCAACCAGGAACGTTACCAGGCGATCCTGAATCGCTCAACCTATGACGAGATTCAGGCGTTGAAAGCAGACTGGGATGCTATTACCGCGCGCAATCTTTCTCCGATTGGCACGCAGTCCCCAAACGGTGTCTGGTCAACTGAGCCAACGATGCGCGGTGGACGCCAGACCAATCCACAGCCCCCTAACGATCCTGTTGGGCTAGGAACACTCACCTCCGGTCCTGCGAAAACTGGCCGAGTGAACCCCAATCAGTATAAGGCATGAGGTGATTCCATGGCTTCAGTTCGTGTAAAGCCCGCGTTTCGTGACCAAGGGCTACTCCTGCTCACGTTCAGATACGACACCAGCATCGTGTATGATGCATCGTACTACGATGGCACCAATCACAGCGCTCAGTACGGCATGTTGGTGGCACTCGTCAGTGACTCCACTGTCGGACTTGGATCGTCTGGAAATTATCCTATTGGCAAACTCGTCAAAATCGAACCGAATACCTGTACTGTCGAAGTTGCCGGCACGATTGAGGTTCCCTATGCGTCGGGTTATGCCCCGACCGTTGGACTCGGTGTAACGGTCGATGGTGCTGGTAATGCGCTGGCAGGCGCCTCACCCCGTGCCGCCACAGAACGCGGCATCGTTCTGGCACTTGATACCACCAACCTACTCGCCTACGTCCTGCTCAGCTAGAGCAAAACACTACTCTTCATGAGGTGAAACCCATGGCTTCCGTCCGTGTTGCTCCTGCTTTTACTGAGCAGGGGATACTCCTACTCACGTTTGAGTATGATGGAACAATCGTGTACGATGCGTCGTACTACGATGGTGCGTACCACAACTCGCTCTTAAACAATGCTGCGCAAGGTGTGCTTGTCGAGCTTGTTAGTGATTCGACCGTCGGGCTCGGCACAGATGCACACTATCCTATCGGCAAGCTGATTAAGGTCGAACCGAACGCCTGCACCGTTGAGGTTGCTGGCACGATCGTGGTTCCTTACAACGCGTCAAATTCGAGCGTTGTTCCACTCGTCGGACGCGGTATCCAGGTTGATGGCTATGGATACGCGAAGACGCCCACAGGCGGGGCACGTCTGGCCACAGAGCGCGGCATCGTTCTCTCTGTCGATTCCACGAACCACCTCGCCTACGTCCTGCTCCCCGCAGCGGCCTAGTCCACTTTTGTCCATCCACACAGAACGCCATTCTGCCCGTATGGTGCGACCATAGCGGGCTATTTTATATGGAGGCACCATACTATGGTTGCAATGCGCACGCCAGACAAAGAGCGCCGATTGCATCTCGTTAAATCGCGCTGCGAACGTGTTCGCCCGCGTGCTGGTGAGATCCTCGGTCAGTTCGCTACTCGCGACACCAACGAAGAGGCCACAACGGACGCCAAGCGGGCCGTCGTGATTCGAGCGATGGAAGATGGAAAAAACCTCTCGGCATGGCTCGAAGACGAAGATCCTACTGATGCCTATCCCGTCAATGATCCTCTTGGCCAGATGGACGCCTACGAGCGCCAACTCTATCTCGCTGGCATCAAGACGCGCAGTGATCCCGTCAAAGGCATCTACGCTGATCCGGTTGAGCGCTTCTACATGTCCGATCAACCCGCCAGTCCCATTCTCTTCCCTGAGTACCTGAACCGCGTGATGCGTGCGACGATGCTGGTTCCTAACATTTTGAGCCAGATCATTGCCGTGACCACGGGCATCAACTCCTCGTCATATCGCACAATCTACCTGACTGATACTGTCGCACAACGGCGTATGAGTCGCGTGGCTGCTGGTGGCGCACTTCCTCGCGTCAGGCTCGCCACGTCAGAACACGCTATCACGCTGGAGAAATATGGCCTAGCGCTGGAAATGGACTATGAAGCCATTCGACGCATTCAACTTGATTTGTTCGCTATTCACCTTGGCCGTATCGCGCAACAGACGATGCTCGACAAATCGCAAGATGCACTCACCGTGGCCGTGTCTGGCGATGGCAACAGCAACTCGGCCAGCAACTACAACCTGACAGCGCTGGATACTGGCACGACTGCTAGCAATCTAACCTACAAGGCATGGTTGCGTTGGCAGATGAAACCCTATCCGTATCGCATCACGACGGTGGTTGCCGGTGAAGCGGAAATGCTGTCAATTTTGACATTGCAGTTCCCGAACCTGAACCCGTCGATGTTGCTCGCTATGTTAGAAACGATGAAGGGCAACAGCGGGCCAGTACAGAACGAGGTATCGCTGGATGCGAACCTGTTCGGCAGCGTCGACCTCGTGTACTTCCCATACTCACCAGCCAACTTGCTCATCGGGCTAAATAAACCTCAGGCGCTCGAAATGGTCACAGAAATCGGCGGCAACATA